GTATAAAGAAATCCACATCAATACTATACAAACCATCATCTTTTTAGGCGTCATTTAACAATCTCTTTAATCTAAAGCTCCTTAATAAACAGCGTTTTTGTGCATAGACCAAGATTCAGACCAAGACCCAGACCAAGACCAAGACAAAGACCCAGACCAAGACCCAGACCTAGACCAGGACCCAGACCTAGACCCAGACCAACATTCAGACCAAGACCTAGACCCAGACCTAGACCCAGACCTAGACAAAGACCTAGACCTAGACCAAGACAAAGACCTAGACCAGGACCCAGACCTAGACCTAGACCTAAGCGAAAATAAAGGCTTTGAAATCATATCTGATCCCTCAAAAGTTTCTCAACAATAGTTGCATCAATTAACGCGCCCCTACCAATAATAACATCATTATGATACGGCTCTACTTCCATTGTATCGCTATAATCACCTTTTAGAAAATTACTAAATCTTCCAGTGTCCGCTATCCAAGACGCTTTTGAAAAAAGAAATTCGTTTTCATTAATAGATTTTAGTTCTCCAATAATGCTCATCGTAACAGTTCTTACAAAGTAATTTTTTCCAATTTCAAAATAACTACCAACCGATGTTTCTTTTTTTTCATCTATTAAATCTACTAATTTTAAAATACTTTCTAACTTATTCATTACATTATCCCTATATTAATAAACAGCGTTTTTGTGCATAGTACGCTGACAACTATCTTCTACAGTAACGAGTGATTCCACTGTAGGCACGGCCTGGTTAACTTCCTTGTTTTGCTAACTGATCTATTTCGCTCTTTTTAACAATGTATACTCTTCCATGTTCAGACATCTTCACCGTCTTAAGAGTTTTATTTGAAGCCATTGTTTTTACAGTTCTTAAAGTCACCGTCTTATCTTTATATAAGAACCCGCTCTTTATTAAAACTGAAGCTGCTTCTCTTAACGTGTAATACATATATTCTAAACCTTACTTAAAAATTCAGTTATTTGCTCATTAACAACAGTCATTAAATCAGTGCAATCACATCTTACTTCGTCACACCTGTTACCGCTAATGTCCATCCTACTAATATCGCCTTCTAAAGATTTTATCTTGATCTTTAAACCTTCATTGTTAAATTCCAATACAGTACACCTACCTTTTAAATTGCTTATTGTCTTTAAGTGTTCTGAGATCTCGCTTTTTAAAGCTCTAACCTCTTTCTCTAGTTCTTTTTGATTGCTACTTTTCCACAAATTTTTCCACCACTTTTTAAGACTCATTACCTAACCCTGACTCTGTACTCACATACCCCGTCATCACCTTCGAAAGCATCTACATTCTCACTCCAAAGGCTCTCTAACTTGTCTGATATTCTATTCTTACTTATGATTCTAACCAAATCATCACTAACCTTGAAATGCTTACAAAGATAATCCATGACTTTCTTGTCACAATCGAAAGTTAGGTACTTGTTGTTTACTACTAGCTTTAACATTATTGACTCCCTATCAATTAACTACTATAGGGATATGATAACAAGCACTAATCGTCTTGTCAACCGTTTCGACTCACTTGTCGTTAATAAGCTATAGTTCGCTGATTTTAATGTTAATTAAGTCTTTATCGTTGTATAGTCTATTGAAGTGGAACTGGACGACTTGTTTATCGTCAACATAAGCAACACCATTTAGCCCGTCCAGTACCGCTTTTAATATATTATCACCATCCGGAGTTCTAACAGGCCGTAATTTGCCTGATAAGGCCTGCTGTTTCTTTTTTTTAGACCAACTGGCTGGAACTCTATTGTAGACAGTCATATCAACGCACACAGGCCCCTCTTCCGTTATGTAGCCATGCTTTCTCATATACACAGAGAAGTGTGCAGCAATAGCGGCTTCAAAGTCTTTAGTCTTCTTAGGAGTGTATGCGTATTTAAACTGAGGATGAAACCGTGGCCTCTCCTTTCCAACAGCTTTAATGGGTATAGTTAAATCCATTTATATACCTCTTTAAATCCTTTTTAGATAGTTTGCTAGTTAATAAGTTTTTGTACTTATACATAACCCAATCAGGATTTAACCCGGCTAAAAAACAAACATCCCTGAAACCACGGCTATTAGAGGTTAGATAGTCCTTCCCCTTCCGTATGTCTAAATAAAAAGGGTTTTCAACATATTTACCCTCCCTTTTGACCTTGTCTGGCCTAAGGGCATCAAAAAAAGCTCCGTGGATTACTGATATCCACAAATCTTGTTCACCAATCATAATCACCCTCCTTGGATTGTTTGGTAGCGCTATCGATAATTGGAGATGTTACATACATGCTCTATGATAGGGAGAATAGGTGCATCTATGTTGTGTTAATAACTATGATAGCGCTTGTGTGAATACTACACATATTATCATAGATGGTCAATTCTTTTATGGTTTAACATTGTGAAGTTGTAATTCACAATATGTGAAGTAAAGCCTCACAAAGCGAAAAATCCTATTATTTAAAAAATTACTTTTTTCGCTCGATTATTCTTTACCTTCCTGAATATGCAATAAGCGTTTTAAATAACAGTAAATAACAGGACAGTTAATGGCTTTACCTCAGGACACTTGTTCTGTGGATAAGTTTATAACGTGGATTTGTGCGCTGATATGAGTGGGTTTTTCTAATGACTGTGTTATTATTTGTTTATAATATGAACTTTAATATGAATCGCACATAGTTATACGACCGTGAACACGGAACGGGATAATAGGTAGGGTTTATTGTTTGCTGACAAGCTCTCTGTAGACGTCCATTGCATTTTCACCTGTCTTGGCTGCTCTCTCTGAAGCTTCATGCAATAAGTTGGCTGTGTCTCTAGTAGAGATGTTCTGCGTGGGGTAAGGCATTGTCTTGTAGACTCTGTTTTTTGGGACTGCTTTTTCTAATGCTTTCTTGAAAACTTGGTTAACTTTACCAATTCCCTGTAAACATTTTGTGGTCGCCTTCTTATTATAGTATGTCATCTCGTTCTTCTTACGTTTCCAAGCTTTAGTTGTTTCTATTGTTCTATTCTTGAATCCTAACTCTCTGAAGAACTTATGTGTGAATGTACGCAATGAGAAATGGCGTATCGCTTTACCTGCTTTACCCATTCCTTCTGAACGCTGAACTTTAAGGTAACCACACTTCTCTAGGTCGGATAGTGCCCTGCATACCGTCTTATGGTTCATACCGGCCTTCTCAACTAGATAATCAAGCCCCCTTGTATAAAAGTCAGTTTTACCATCATGCCTTGTGAAGAATTGTCCCCACGTAAGTGTGTCCAAATCGATTTGAGGCAAGACAACTTGTAATACATTGATGATGTTCGCTCTACGGTCTGCTCTCTTCTGTTTAGTACGACCAGTAACCTCACAGAAGTGATGTAAAGAGGGGAGTAGGGCGCCTTGTTTGTTGGTCCTAGACAGATCCAATCTTTGAAGACTGTTTGTAATAAGTGAAGGTAGCTGTTTTTTAGTTTCCATAATTTCTCTCGTTAATGTCCCTATCAACGATTAGTGTATGGCGAAAATCTTAAGTTGACTTTGGCCATATGCTCAGGTATTATTAATACCGTTATCGTTAATTAGAAACCACAAATTCCGTTAATGTAACAAACCTAGTTATTTAACTTACATTCTATAACTAAAACCAAAGGGCCTCTAATACGGGCCCTTTTTATTAGCATACTATTTATCCTCTAAACATTCAATAAGGCCATTTGCCATAACTGATAATGACCTTGCGTAAGCTAAGATCTTATCTTTATCTTTGAAGTCATTTTCACCATCTCCAGTAAAATGGTTAAGCATATGTGGAAAGTTGTTTTTTATATACTCTTCAACTCGCCCCAGAAACTTGATGTATTCAGCTCTGCTTGAATTGTTTCTTCCGTTCTCATAAGTGTTGTATGTCCCTCTCGAAACTCCCAATCTTTTTGCAAACTCGTGCTGGCTCAATTCAGCGTAATTTCTTACTAATCTTAAATCCATTGTCTGTTTCCTCTTTATTACTATAGATACATAATAATCTAAATTCATCTAACTTATCAACCTATGTATCTATATTAACTGCAACTATGACAAATGTAAAAGTTTTTATTAAATACTTGTTGACAGAATGTATTAACTGCGTCATTATGTACGAGTAAGTTAAGTAAACATTTAGGAGAAATTAACATGTATGTGACACAAGAAGATTATTATGACTTAAGGGGCGACTTCGAAACGGTATACGCAGCTGCAATGGATCTAGATGACATGGATCTATTAAAGAAGTTGCTGAACATATCTTCAACTCTAGATGGACAAGAAATTAGCAAATATGCTAGAATTGTACAAAACATAGCAATAAAGCAAAACCGATGGGACATAGAGCAGAATCTTAGATTTGGCGGTTTAGTTTATTAAAGGTTAAAGGAGTAACTAGCTATGAAATTTTTTAAAATTCAAAATAATTCAGTTTCAGACTATAAAAACTTATTAAGTATTTTCGCAGAGATAAATGTTCAATCATTTAATGAGCTTTCAGAATGTCAAAAGAAGGAGCTCGTTGGGGCTTGGATGTCTGAAGACAAAAATGAAGATGAGGTTTTAAACTGCTTACTAGACATTAAAAACTCTGGCGTACTTGCCGAGGCAATGTACGAAAGCGTTAAGCCTAGAGATCTCGGAGAAATCATCATTGAAAAATTTATGAGCGGTGATGTAATCAGGTCTATCAACTTAGATATGGATGAAGCTTTTGGTGATCATATAATGTCTTTAGATGACTACAGTAGCGATGAAGAAGAGCTTAGAGAAGCTGATAACGCAGCTAGAGCAGTAGGTTTAGATAAAGTTACACACCAAAGGATGGGTCTATAATGAAAAACAATTCAACACTAGAAACAACAGCGTTCTTGTTTGCGCTAGCAGGGATTATTTACGCTAATTTTTATATCATCGGAGGGATAGTTTAATGTCACAACCAGTGCTAATCATAGGTCCTTCTGGAACAGGCAAAAGTACTTCGCTTGAAAAGCTTGACCAGAAAGAAACATTCATAATCAAAACCACGGATAAGCCTATGCCATTCCGTGGTAGCAACAAAAAGTATAGAGAGCTAAGCAAGGAAAATCCATCTGGTAATATGACTGTCCTAAAAAAAGAGTTGGCATCGGATAGGTACGCTGAATTGTTATCAATGATAAAGGCTGTCGATGAAAGAAGGCCTGAAATAAAAAACTTAGTCATTGATGACTTTCAGTATCTAATGGTTGATGAGTACATGTCGAGATCACAGGAGAAAGGGTTCGATAAGTTTGCGATAATGGCAACAAACATGTGGAAGGTTCTGGATAAGATCTCTAGATGCCGAAGTGATTTAGTTATAATGATACTTTGTCATAACGATGTAGGAGACGATGGGATATCTACTATGCAAGTAATGGGGAAAATGTTAAGGAATACTGTTAAACCAGAGGGTAAGTTTACAGTTATATTGCACACGTATGTTAATGATGGAAAATATAAGTTTCTAACGCAATACAGGACAATTGGAGGAAAAGATCTGCAAGCCAAGTCTCCAAAAGGGATGTTTGAGGAAGAGTTTATAGATAATGATCTTGGGTATGTTGTGCAGAGAATGCATGATTACTACGATGAAGAGTTCGCAGACGATACAGTTAATTTATAAATAGGAGAAACACAATGCCTTGGGATAATTTTACACCGATGACAGATGAAGACATTCAGAACGAGCTTGAAGATCGCCAGAAGGACTTTCTTTTAGAGGAAGGAACTTATGACATCAAAGTATCTAAGTGCGTTGAGCGCCAATCAAAGAGCGGTAACGACATGTTTGAAGTATCTATAGAGCTGATCAATCCAAAAGGAAAGAACAGGACTGTATTTGAATATATTCTGCATGACCAAAAATGGATGCATAAACTAAAATCGATTTGTGATTGTTTAGATATGTCAGAAGCTTATAACAAAGGTAGCGTTTCTAGTGCTGACTTTGAATTGAAAACTGGTAAAGCGCATGTTGAAAGGTTCAATGACAAGTTATACGGATGGAAAAATAAAATTTCTAAGTATATACCTTCAAGAGAAAAACAAGAATCTGAAGATATTATCGATGATGATATACCATTTTAGAAAAATTTAAGATATAGTTGGCGTCTATATGGCGCCTTTCCTACAAACTTTTGAGAGATAGGCGGCATATAATGATAGAAGATATAAAAAACATACATAAAGAAATAAACGAGGAAGAACTTATGGCTATACTTGATCATTGGTGGGAAAATGACAACATCAGAATGCGTCACTGGTGGGTTACTAAAGAAAATAATACGAATGAAAACGAATCGTAAAATTTTAAATATTTTTAAATATTTAGCGTGGATATACCTGGCATCTAGAATGCTGGGTATCTATCCATTAGATCTACTGCACAAAGATACTTTAAAAATTAACATCACTAATGTTGAAGGTGCTCCTGGACTTTTGAATGGTGAATACCATGTTTATTCTGACAAGGGAGAGTTCGTCAACAGGGACTCTACATTGATGGGGAAGTTTAACTCTCACGATATTCAAAACTATTTATTCCTAGTCCATGAAAGATCAGAAAGCGTTCATTGTGAAGCTGAAATAGCTGGATACCGTATATACGGAGCTGGAAAATTATCATTCTTACCGAACATTATAAAGATAAAATGTAATTAGTGATTTATATAACCCTTCATTTCCTTCGTAGATTTTTGATCTATCGTCTTATAGGAAAATCCAACTACGAAACATAGAGAACATGCAACAACCCCTAAAATGGAAAACAAAGATCTTTGTATTAATGGGTTGGTGATAGTTTTTTTGATATCGTCTCTACGGTTGCTGTCATAAACAAGCTTTGTAACCTTCTCATTCATTGAGATATACCTGTCTTCTAAGGCATCAGTTCTTTTTTCTAATTGCAGAACAAGTCCTTTATGACTGCGCAAGTCATTCATTGACTCGGTCATTTTGTCGAGACGCTTATTTATATCTTTAGTAGATTCAGCGAACTGCTCAATGAAATGCTTTAAGATAAGCTCTATATTCCCCCCGGAATCACTACCAGACATTTTTACCGCCAAAGTATAGAGTCCACGTCAATGATGCTAGATACGTCTGCTCAGGACTCATTACATAGCCTCTAACGCTTTCCCAGTGCACTGTTGTCATTCCGTAGAAGAGGCTAGCTAACCAGCCGTTAGATTCTGTATATGCTGAAAATACGGGTATACCCCACCATGCAGCAAGTGCTGGACCAGCGAAGATATACATGCCAGTCATTATTGCTAGTATTCTTCTGGTAAATAAGAAAGGTTTGCTCTTTGCATTTCGAGCACTTTCGATATCTTTTAGATACGTATCTGATTTTAAGTGCTTTAACTTGTATTTATAGTCAAGCCACTTACTAGCTAAGCTTCCTACTTGTCCTTGTAATGCACCAAATATTGCAGCGCTTAAGGATAACGCCGTCCCTGGCATATCCATAATCAATACTACGCCTTAGCTTCTTCAGCTTCAACTGGTTTCAGTTGACTTAGCTGAATGTACGATTGATGCAACTGAACGCCATGAGCAGTGCTCTTAGAGTCAGCGCCACCAACGGCAGCCATTAACATGTTGTACAAGTTTTCGCTAATTAAGTAATCTCTCATTTCAATCTCCTAAGTTAAAGAACAAAAATTTAACATATAACCCATATATAGTCAAGATTTTAATATTTAGTATGTTTTTCCTAAAGTTGACAAAAGAGTTTCTATTGAGTTATTACCTGAGTTGCTAGAAAATTGTGCAGTAATATCAAGCTCGTTTAAAGTTGTTGTATCAAAAGTTGTGTTATTTACTTCGCATTTTCTCTCGCCCTGAAAATTTCCGCCAGAATTTTGATTATAAGAAAAATCATAATTTGCGACGATATCAGCAACGCCAGCCGAGCCGACAGCTCGAATTACAAAGTTAATTTCTAGCTCGTAAAAGGTTGCGCTGCTTGAATTTAGTGGAACTGTAATTTCGCTTAAAATCGTTGTTGATCCTGTGCCGCCTTTTAATCGCAAAGTTAAGGTATCACCGTTTGCACTAGAAAAATTTCCGGCTAGCACTGCTACAAAAGCATCACCGACTTGAAAAGTGTTTGCGGGTGCTTGTCGATTACCAACAAACGTTGCGCTTGAAATTGATTGCTCAGCTGTTGAAGCGGTTAAAATTGCGCTGTTAGATGTTCCGCTTGATAATCCGCCGACAGGTGTTAGATTGTTAATCAAATTTGTCCAAACATTGGCAGCTTTAACGGTAGGCGCACCTAATTCTGATAAATTGTTAACATCAAACAATATATCGCCGCCAGTGTAGATATTGCCAGCGTTACCAAAACCGCCGTTATTGATTAAACTACCTGTTGTGACAGATGTAGATGCTGTTGTCGTTGTAACATTTGTATCAGTTAGCTCGAGAGTATCTGTAGAACCAACGTACTGAAGAAAGTTTGTAAGAACGCCCGCAGAAATACCTGTAATTGTTATGGTTGATTCCTCTGAGCCAGGCGCTGCTAAAGTAGCATCAACATTAATATCACCATATGTAACAGAGTCTCCTAGAACGCATATTCTTCCAATTGTTCCAGAAACAGTATTGTTATTTTCCATTCTAATTATAGAAGCGTTACTATCTGTCCTCATTAAAAACAATGCTTGACCTACACCTGTATTAAATTCAAAGTTAGTTAATGGGTTAGGGCCAGAAAATTTTAGGTTCGTATTAAGGGAAATCTCATTTCCAGGAGCACTATTATTGTAAACAGTTTGTAGATCAATAGAATCAAAGTCAATCAATGTTGCTACTTCATCTAAAATACCAGATGTAGAATTAGGGACTTTAATAGTATCAGCCAAACCATCTATTTCAATGTATGTAGTAGACGTTCCTGCGCTCATTGAGTTTACAGTTAAAAGTCCACTTTCCGCCGTATCTGTAGGATCTTGCAACACACAAGTAATATCGGAATATACTTGTCTAGGATTTAGAGCTGTAGTATTGTTAGCATCAAATGTAAACTGCCCTATTTCTGTTAATGCAGTTTGCGTTGGGAGATATGTGCTTAATTTAGGTGAAACAGCGCCATTAACAGACAACCTGTCAGTAGCATTTGTTTCTTTTAACAGATAGACAAATTTTTCAGTAGCATCTAATGAAATGTATGGTACCAATGCGCCGTCATCTGTTGGTGCAAGTTGGACAATCCCGTTCTCTAAACCAGCAGTTCCATCTAACAGTGTTCCCGCAATTGCGCCAGTAATGGTTCTTGCAGCAGAGTCATTATTAGCGCTAAATAAAATGGAATTAACTCCATTCGCAACTGGCGTGTAAAAACTCATACTACCAGTATCAGTGTTATCTATACCGGTTATTTCAAAAGGTTTACCAGCTGATAACGTTATGTTTCCATCAACACCATTATCATAAGCGGTTTGCAATGTATCTGCTAAAGAAGATATAGAGACATTTGAAACAGCTGTAATACGTCCTTTTGAATCGACAGTTACCTGAGAAACATTATTAGCATCGCCAAAAGTACCTACATTTAAATTTACTGTTGATAGTGTTGTAAATAATGAATTGTTAGTAGTAACATCACCGCTTAAATTGCCAGAAACCACATTTTTAAAACCATCTGTTGACAATAAAGTATTTGCAGTAGATGTACTAATATTAAGAGTGTCGGTTAGAACATTTTGTCCGCTGACAGTATCTGTTGCTGTTAGATCTTGAGCGCTTACAGTATTTAAAGCAGAAAGACCATTTGCGTTAATATTTCCAGCTGCAACAATGCCGTTCCCCTTCATGTCAAAAGTTTTATAAAATTCAATTTGGCCAATGCCGTCGAATTCCATATATTTTGTTTCAATGCCGTTTTGATAAGAATTGAAAAATTGGCTCACGCTGTAATTGCCAGGCGATGCGTCTATTACTTCGTGATTAATTGCATTAAATGATCGAAAACTTGTGTCGCTTGCTAAACCTGACACGCTTACAGTACCAAGCTCAGTGCCGACCTGTCCGATCGAGCTATTATTCAATTCAAAAAATGGCCCGGAAATTGAGTTATCAGTAACGACACCTTTTCGATAAATTACAGTATTAGAGTTTGCACCATCTTCTACAACATCGAAAACAAGATCGCCTAAGCTGTCTGAGATCGTTAAATTTCTTTCTGATGTTAGTTGTATTGTGTTACCTGCGTCATAAGTAATTTGCAAGGTTGCATTAATGCCAAGTTCTGCATCAATTCCAACAAGATGACCATTTATTGAATCATCAGATGGCGTATAATTTGCGGGCGTATAATTGGCTAGCAAGCCATTAGATAAGTTCCTCAAGTTATAGATTGCGCCGTTTGTCAAATTGGGTATTGATGACAAACTATCAGTTATAAATAAAAGACCTGTACCGTCCAAGTTAATGGCTGATAATCTGTCTCCTTGTGAGTTCCAGTTTAACGTGGCTGTTCCCGTCGCACAGGTAAAATTACTATCGCCATCAACTAAACAGTTAGCTGTGTCAATTACTAAGCTTTCTATACCTGTAGAATTTTGATTGACTGTTAATAATCCGTTAACTGTACTGCTTTTTAACTGTACGCCATAACTTGGGAAAGTGTTATCTTTTGTGATAGTTACGTTGCTAAAAATTTGATTTTGTAAAATTGACGCTACATTATTTAAAGTTAATTCAAAACCTATCAGATCATCAGAAATAAAATAAGTAAAATTTGTTGATCCACTTATTTCTATATTTGTATTGCTAAAAGTTCTACAATTTTGCATAAAAATTATTGATTGTGGAGAATTTAAAATGTCAAAATCTAGTGCTATACCTGAGATCACATCTAAAATACCGAAATCGTAAATTCTTAAGTTACCGCCTGCGCTGTAACTTGAATCTAAAGCTATAGAACCTGAAACCTGCACTTGTGAGTTGCCGCCGTCAAGACTTACGTACGGCTTTAGCAATAAATTAGTCTCAAAATATTGGCCCGTTACAATTTTTATAGTATAGGGTTTTGTTTGTGATGAATCTGTGATTTGAGTTAGTGCGTATTCAATCGTTTGATAGGGGAAAGCAATTGTGCCGTTTCCCGTTAAATCATTACCATCATTGCTCACGTAAACATTTTGCTCTGGTGAGCTATTTAAGCTATCTAAAACTGATATCCAGCCCGATGATACATTAACCTGCAACTCGTCAGAATCCGTGTTAAATATTAGCGACCCTTTTTGGACCGAAGTTAAATCTGTATCTCTTTCAACATCAGTTACATTTGGGATTGTATTAATTGCTGTCATTTTAAAATTCCTTATTGAATTATTAATCTTTCGATCACGAGACTTCTTGGCACAAAATTTAAAAACCCTGGTTGCGAAGTCAATCGCCATTCGAGTTCAAAAAGTTGTGAGCTTGGCGTATAGCTTTGAAAAATTGGGGTTAAAGTCATACCCCATTGTTTCCAAGTCTCAAAAGCATCAAAATAACCGCCTCCGATTGAGGTCATAACAAGCCCACCACCAACATTGGCGATGTTAATTGTCATTTCAAAAGGTCTAATTAAATTTGCGCCGGTGATTAAAATTTGCGGGCTTGTAGAAACTACTGTATTACCAAAAGTCATTCGAACGTTACCAAATCCGCCGCCGGTACTTGTCGTAGTGAAAACACCGCTTACGCGCATTTGTACAGAATCACCTACGGCTAGTGCTGGCACATTGTTTAACGGACCGCCTGCAGGTCCTGTCAGTGAATTCCATGCGGTTTCATATGTGTTTGTTGGTGAATAGGTTTGACGCGGACTAAGACAAATTGCATCTAAAATATATTGTTGAAAAGTTCCTGGCCCTGTTGCGCTGATTACACCCGAGCTTATTGCGATACCTGAACCCGCACTAAGTGCTGTCGGCGTTGTTACACCTTCGACGCTTGTAACAACATTTTGTTCTGCGCTTGTGCTAATCGAGCCATTCGTGATTGTCATTAAATTTCCGGCCGTGACTTCAACATCTTGAGTTGACCCATCCCATCGCGTAACAATACCCCCGCCTGAGCCGCTGCCTTCTCTTGATGTGTGTTGCTCGACGGTGTTGTTAATCGCTTCCACACCTAAATATTGTTGAGCGGTTCCTTGATTTGGCCTATATTCAATTTCCATCAAATAAGTGTTGTTTGCGTTGTAACTGAAAGTGTTTGGCACTAAACCTGGGTTACCGAGAAGCGGTACAAATTCACCAGCTGAATTAACATAATATCCGTTCACATCTATACTTACTTCATTTTGATTTATTCGTGTAACTGTATATTTTAATGTACCGCTTCGCGTTGTTATTGGGTTGCCTATTATCATGTCAGATAATTCATAAAGATAGGTGCCAAAAGTCCATCTAAACTGGCCAGAAATTTGCGTTACTGTAGAAATATTCACTGGCACAAGCTCAAAGGTAAATTCCATTATTGCCTGCTCGCCGATTTCAAGCTGGTTTGGGTTGATAAATTTGTCACCCTGAGCGGTATTTGTAACACTTAGCCATGAGCCTAAAGTATAATTTGCCGGCAAAGTTGGCGACGTCATTTCCCATAGCTGAAAATTTCCATTCGGGCCAGTAACAGCGCCGCCGCCTGTATAACTAATAATTCCGTTTGTGATGTCAATGTCGGTCCCTGCGGTTACATCAACAGGCAAAGTGCTGCCATCCCAAGACACAACTACATTGTCGCCAGAAGTACCTATATATGATATTACACCACCTGTTATGTCTATATCTGTTCCAGCTGCTACACTAACTGGGTTAGTAGAGTTATCCCATGCTATTACAACTTGATCAGCTAAGTTGCCAATAGCGCCACCAACTGTTGAAACATTTAAGTTCAAATCTTTTACAGTTATATTGTCTGTTGAAGTATTGTTTTTCACAAAAACTTCTACAATATCGCCAGTATTAATCTCAACAAGAGCGTTTACACTTGTAGATTGAAATCCAGGGGTTGTGCTACCTGTGAATGTTCCTTGCTCTGTTTTAGCTAAAGCAGTTCCATTAATAAAAACGATTACAGAAATATCCGCAGTACTTAAATTTAAAGTTGTAGTCAAGGATAAGTTAATGGCAAATTCTTTTGTTTCTAATCCCGTATAGGTAAGAAGCCCAGAACCGTTTGTGAAGTTTAGCAAGTCACCTGGGTTGTATACGCCATCAACTTTTGCAGGAACACCTAATGCTGATATTACGGTTTCAACTGAATTACCTTGGAAATACACTTCACCGAACGCCGTTGTATCTTGTGGAATATCATTAAAATAAGCAAGTTCATCATAGTTAGGAACGCCAGGAAATCCTTTGTTAACTCTAAAACGATTAGAGCTTTGTGACCAAGCAACAAGACCATTTTCTGGCGTTGGAATAGCGTCAAACTCAACTGTGGTCATTCTTGGCATTAAGAAACCAGCTGTATTCGATGTCAGCGTCATTGTTTCAAAAGTTGGAGATGCCGTTAAATCAATGTTCTGTATTGTGTTAATCTGGTTAGCAGTAAACTGAAGGTTATTTGCATTTATATCAGCAGAAACAGTGTTTGTTACTGAGTCATAAGCGATACCATCACCGTAATTAACACCAATATCCGCAACAAAATTAGCAATATCATCAGCGGTGGTTGAAACGGAAACGCCGCCTTGAACCATTGCGAAAATTTCCGGCCCAACCAGGTCAGCGCCAGCCGGTAATTGTGTAAACTTTATATTAGCCATATGGCTCTCCTTTCTATTCGATTATGAAGTTGATGCCAGACTCAGTTATATAAGGTTCTGGTGTCTCAGTAGATAAAAACATAAAATCAGCAGGTGGGGTCTTAGAGCCTGCATCCTCGTCTAAAACGGTGTACAGTCCAGACCCAAGAGGTGTATTTATGTTGTTGAAAAGTCCAAATTGACTCATCAGCCTGTTTCCTTATCAGTGTAGAAAGCTACAGAAACAATATCCCCATTTGTACTAGATGATCTAAAGAACAATGTCTCACCTTCCGCTACCCTTGCAGCTGGAGGATTGATACGCGCTTGGCTGTCAGTAAATGCTGCGCCTAATATTGGAGTAGCCTCTGGAGAAGACCCAGTGTTAACAATTACATTAGGACCTGAGCTATATGAGAAAATAGCTAAGTTACAGCCACCAGGAACCGTAACAGATTGAGGTAAATCGGTATCAAGAAACGCAGTTTTCGCCAACAAAGGAAAGTCTATACCCCAAGTAGGTACGCTATTCGTTGATTTGGCAATATTTAGTTTTTTGCTTGGCATAATAAATTCCTATGTTTTAATAATGAAAATGAATGCAGTATTTACGGCTCTGGTTTCAGTGGATATCCTAGCTTCGTTTCCTACTGGCAGAGCTGGGTTTATAAGCCCTGTATTTGTATTGACGATATTGGTATCGAGACCGTTCGTCGATATAAGGTTAGAGCCGCCAAATCCTTGCGTAGGATGCTGATGGTCTTGAACAGCGTCATTCTGAACAGAGCCTAAAACGTCCCCAACGACATTCGTAAACGTTGGGTCAAGACGCGCAGCCGCATCTGGGTCAAGGCCTCTACCATCATCCCATCCACGCAAGAACATGCCTCTAAGGTCAGGTGTCTGCACCTGAGTCACAGTATTGGCAATAATCGCATCAGCAACATCCTGAGCCGTATCCGTGCTGTTTAGAGCAATCATCTTAACAAGAGACGTCGGAAATCCAGTTGGCGCCGAGCCTGCTCCATTGATCTGAAACCAATAAACAGAAGACGTTCCTGATGGGGCGAAAATCTGAAAATAAGATCCTGCCGGAATAGAGGCGGCGACTATGGTGTCAACGGTCACTATTTGATAGGTTGATCCATCACCTGGAGTAGTAATGCTAATTGTTAACCCTGTCGTATAAGGGTTTGGAGCAATCGCTGTACCGAATCGACTAGCAGTCATCAGTGTTTGGTTTGGTACGCCAGGAGTTGAAATGAATGTGTTTTCACCAAAACCATATTGCGTTCCGATTATGTTGAATAATCTAATGAAGTTATCTGAGGAATTTGCCCCAACTAAATCATAAGATGACCCGTCACAAGGTAAGAACCCAACAGGAGCAGCGGCATTAACGTATGGAAATATTGCTCCAACAGGAACTGCTGGCTGCCATACAACAGCGGCTAATGGAGTACCAGTTTGGCCAACTGCTGTAGTTGTGATACCACCAAGCGTTGCAACATCACCTTCCTGGCTGTTGTCAAAATCAGGGCCCTGCATAGAGCTAGAGATTGAGTTAAGCACAGATTGGTAATGAGAAACATCCGGATGGTCCATTACTTCAAATTCACCTTCAGCTAACACAAAGTTAACCAGAGACATATCAAAAGAAACGTCAGAAGGGAATCGAACTATGAACCGTATCTCGTCATCATCGTCAGGACCAATAGTCTTGGCAAGATTGTTAGAAAGAGTGAATGATACTGTGTACTTAGCCCAGTCAGTAGGTATAACAGTGAACGAGCCAACAAACGTTTCGTCAGTAGCACTTCCGCCAGTACCGTATACTTTCTGGTAAAAAACCTCTACGTTGGTTTCCTGCCCATTATTCGACAGCGCTTCAAACTGTAATGACACCGTCTTCTCTGCAAGAAAATTCACATTGTTATTAACCCATACCAAATCTTTAAATGCTTCAGCAGGGTTAGGATTGAAAGAAGATACCCTTGCAGCATATCTTGGGCTGACAGTAGGGTTCTCTACGTAATCAGGGAATCTCTCAAAAACTACACTGTTGTTAGATGTGTACCCAGAAGGAAGCATAAACACCCAGCCACCATAAGCTAGGTTTGTAGTATCTAAAGATAGCTCTCCATTATTAGGGACATCAAGATGATTCAAGAACTGGCTGTTTTGATAAAAGTTTTCAACAAATGTTAATGTTGTATCTGAAGCCGTATTAATCTGCTCAGGCCAACTAGCACGTGTGAACTGAAGAACGCCTGACTCATTGAATACTTCAATGAAATAAAGCTCTTCGTCTCCATTCTTGTCAAATGGATTATAATAAATTTTAATGTCATTACCAAAGCCATCACTAGTTGACCCAACACCTGTAAGTGGAAGTGGGTTAGCCAGTGGAACATAAACAGGATCATCTGGAGCGCCTGTTATTGCATAGACGGGCTTTGGTTCAGTGCGAGCCTTATCTTTCCAAAAGAATATTTCTCCATTAGATAACGGTAAGCCAGTGTCTTTATCTCTGAATAACTCTTGTAAGCTCGGTTCTACAAAAAATTGAAATACATTCTGTGCCATGTTATTTGTTCCTGTTGTTTCCTGAGAATGGTAAACCCATAAGAGCGGCCCTTCCGACTTTTGGCGCTTGTTTCGCTTCTTGTAAAGATTTTAGATATAGCGCTTTAAGCGCATCTGACATAGCTAAAGACTTAGCGGCACGACCAGCCGCTGTAAGTCCGCCTACTGTAGCTGCCCCAAGTAACGGACCTCCGGCAGCGGATCCAGCGCCGAAAGCAGCTACTGGAAGATAGTGACCAACCTTAGACCCTGTGTCGGCAACAAACATCTGGTTGAACTCATTCTTTCCGATGTGTTTCTTAACGTTTAGCATGTCATCAAATACTTGCTTATCTTCGGGGCTGAATAACTCTGATCTTTGGCCTGCTTGTAAATTTTCATACTCATCAATCATAGATAACAGCCCTTTGTCTTTTGGGCCAACAAGCTGGCTGTGCGCTAACTTGTCTTTTGTTGATTGAGGAAGGAAATCAGTTACTTCTTTTAATATTTGAATCTTAGGCTGCTGCCCACTTTTCTTTAAGAATAGAGATTGAACCTCATCAGCTCTAGTCTTAGGATTTATGATCTTACCTAAGATAGATCCTTTCTTATCGAACGGAACAATGTTTTCTTTATAATAGTCTTTAACTCCAGTCCATTTTTTGCTTATCTCTGGAGATCCAACTCTATCAACAGTTGCGTCAAGATCTTTTAAGTTTGCAGATTTGAACCTATTGAAATATTTCAGTTCTCTTTTGCCTTCTCTGTCACCTAGAGAAGCTTTAGATCTAGCGTCTCCGATAAACTCATTAATAATCTCATCCTGCCTCAATGCAGAGTTAAGATTCTTAGGAGACTTGCTAATTTCATTAATAAAGTTTTCAACAGATTTAGGAGCTTTAACAGATCCACCGGCAAGCTTTTTAAACTCATTAAACTCACTTGTTATGGCGTTAGCTTCCTTGAGCATATTATCTGATTTATGTATATCTCCAGGAGCAACCATAGAAATATGATCTCCTAGGTCGTCATACATGTCACCAACAGCACTCATGGAGCTTCTGTATCTATCGTTAAGAATATCTTGCGTCTCTTGGCCTGCATGAACATTCCCAGGATTCAGTTTTTGATTCATTTTCTCAAGCTGCCCAGATAGGCCTTCAGATATATCGCTATAAGCCTGAGACATCCCAGATCCCGGTATATTCTTAAGACCAGTCTTCTGTACTTTAGCAGCACCTCTAGATCCTATGGTTTCAGCTATAGGCGCCTTGATTCCCAATCTATCTAGCGACCCCATGAACGATTTAACAGGTTCAGCCAACTTTGTTCCACCTAGAAGCTTGCCAGCCAATTTAGGGATATACATACCCCCCTGAATTAAACTCTCAAGACCTACGCCTCCAGCACCAAGAGCGGCACCTTCCATCATACTTGTGGATAGGTTGGTATCTGGCTGATACACAGGAGCAGTCGCCGCTCCAACAGCAGCACCTTTTCCAACTCTACCAGCAAATTTTAGCAGCGCCTGTAACATCTCTGGAAGCGCCTCTATTCCTCTAGCAGCCATCTTAAGCTCACCACCTGGTAAAGCCAACAGAGGGGCTGTTTCACCCGCAAACTCACCAACGGAAGCGCTCTTTGGATATTGCTGCATAACACTTTGCATTGCTTGCGGCATCTGAATCTTAGGAGCTTTCCCAGCAAACTTAGATCCAGTAAGCCAATCAACGCCTTTAGCTTCAAGCTTTCCGACATTAGCCGCTAGATCCAGCAGTCCTTTAGACGCTCCAAACATTGCAGAAGCCCCCGCTCCAACAACCGGTCTCGCCTTGTACATTAAGTAGTCCTTCATAAGCTGAGACAGCATCTCCATTTTACCGCCCTGCCCTTCTCCGACGCCCTGTGTAGGCACTTCTGGAGTCATTCCAGAGGGGGAGTGGGGTGCAATACCCGTTATTTTGTACAGCTCTTCATCACTCATTGAAGAGAAGTCAGAAGTGCCTTTTTCCTGCTTTGGCTTAATTCCAGCCATCTTGTAAAGCTCTTCATTGCTCATCTTGCTAAAGTCTTGCATTAAAGTAGGCCTCTCTTCTTTAGCTCTTCCATAGCTCTAGACTGTTGAGAATTAGGCTGAGGTTGAGAATTATGAACATTATTGCTAAGGATGTTAGAAAGAATCTGCTCGCTAGATTTTTGTTGTCCAGGTTGATTGTTCTGGTTGCTTTGTGTTCCACGTGGAACATTTTGACCAAACAAGGCTCTTCCTTCCTCAATTTGCTGAGCTGGAGTCTTCAGTAATGTCTGACCAACTTTGTCTAGAAGACTGCCAACAGACTCAAAGTTAGCCATGATTTGTTTAGGCTGACCAAACGATGATGGGTCTATATATTTTTCAAATTCCCTGTATGCCTTTTCAGCTGTTGGAACGCCAAAACCTGGTCCCATTTCCTTAGCAAGACCTTTTATCGTTTTATTAAAAAATGTATTTATCTTAATCGTAGCCTCTGAAAGAGGGATGCCTGTAGAGGAAGCCATGTTCTCAGCGGCTCTCTCAATTGACTGCCCTGTCTTGAGGTATGGAGCAATTTCTTTTAGCTCAGTCTTAGCTTGGTTATAAGCTTTCTTAGCGGGGATAATTCTTGATATCCTGTTAAGTTCGTCAGGAGTGTATTGCTCCTTGAGCATCTTGCCTTCCTGAGCTTTCTGAGCGGCCTGTATTGACTGAAGATACTCTGGGCTAAGCTGAGGCCTTATTTGTTCTTGAGGGGCTGCTTGAAGCTGCATTGCTCCAGATAAGTTCCCAAGGCCTGATTGAGATGGGTCAACTTGTTGCTGTCCTTGCATAGGCTGTTGCATCTGAGGTCCTTGCTGCATTTGCTGTGGTTGCCCTCCACGCATGTTTCCAATAAATGAATTCTGTATCTGCATTGCTTGAGCTAACGATTGTTGGTTTGCTGGGTCTTTTGAAAAGTTTGGATCTGCTGCATTAGCCTTCAAAACATTTTGAGCCCACCCAAGAGCCATCTTAGCTTGCTGCTGTTGTTGAGCTTGCTGCTGTTGCATAGGATATCCAGAAGCTTTCGCTTCAGCTAACCCAGTCTCTGCCTGTAACTTCCTTTGCTGGAAAGGAGCCATCGCTTGAGATTGCTCAAACTGCTGTTGCTGTCTTTGGTTCTGCATTTGAGCCAGCTGCTGTTGTAGACCCATTTGCTGTTTCTGCATCTGCTGCTGTTGGGCTTGCTGATACGCAGGCATGAAGTTTTTCATAGCCGCATATAACGGACTAGCTTCTTCCGGGCTGACAGGTCTGAATTGTGGTATGCTTGATAGTGCCATTAGTTATGCTCCAAAAAAGTTTCCTGCAGAATTTCCAACCTGTCCGCCAAACATTCCACCCATTGGTCCACCAAGAGCGAATCCAGCTCCCATGCCCAAGGCACCTAGAAGACCAGACATCCCAGCTTGATCCGCTTGTCTAGCTTGAGCTTCAAGCCCAGCCTGTTGATATCTAGCATTTGCTAATTGGTCAGCAAGACCTGAGCTAGCTTGATACCCCATTCCGGTGAGGCCTTGAAGTCCTTGAACGCCCTGTCCGTACATACCCATCATATTCTGCATGTAGTTTCCATAGTCTTGATCAGCCATACCGCTAATTTGACCCGCCAATGCTTGTTGCTCTGCAGGTGAGCCTAGCTGTCCGCCTGCTGCAGCCGCTCTATTAGCTGCTTGCGTAGCAGACTGAACATTGTGCTGGTAACCTGGAGACTCTCTGTATCCGGCTCCTAGCTGGTCATACAGCGCAGATGGATCTTGATACATTCTGGCTAGCTGCTCTTGAAGGCCACCCAAACTATCTGTTCCAGCGTCCACATAAGGCTGATAGTATGGAGTGGCTTCCGCCTTCACAGGTCCATAAACATCAGCTACATCACTGCTGCTGCCACCACCAAAAATGCTGCTAAGTAATCCCATAACTTCCTTCCTATTAAGTCAATATGTTCTCGAATGTCCCACTGTTATTAATCATCATTCTCGCAGTGGTCGTGTTATATAAAATTTTCCCAATATTATCTGAATTGTCTATCTGTGCTATTTCGCTAGCCTCAAGAAAAGGGACTACGTAACCTTCATCTGATAAGTTCAATCTCATCTGGGTCATCAAGTTTTGAAAGTAAGCTGCCCACGTTGGGCTAATTCTTCCGTCAGTGCTAGATAACTTATCAATAGGGACGTTTGGTATTCTCATGAGTACACATCCATCGTTCCATTTGTAACAACAAACCTTTCTTTGGAGTAAAACCTGAACTGGAACGTCATAACGTCAGCCCTTCCCATTCTCCAAAAGTCGACCTGACCTCTGCGTAATCCTTGTTTCTTCAGTTCTTCAGTGACAACATTTCCGTACGTCACACCACTATCCTTAGAAAGTGACAACTCAACTTTGCTGACAGTAGCGTTGTTACCGGTCTCCATCTGAACGTTCAATCGGTTAACGATAAATATGTCAGAGTTTGGAGATCTATAATGTGGCGTAACACGTACCCTAGGTATTTCTTTACCATCGTACGTTGTTATGTCAGTTCCCATCTCATATAGCTTAGAGTCGATAAAGCTAATGAAATACAACTTATTTCCAAATAGAACTACCTGTTTAGCGATATGCCTATTACGACACTCGTCTGTAACGGTGTAAAACATCTTTGTATTAAAATCATATACGATAGAAAAATTATCGCTATCGAATGTGATCTGATAAAAAATATGTCCATCTTGTTGAAACAAGAATCCAACAGAATCTTCAGGCTTTTCTAATTGTGAAAGGATAAAATCCAATCCCTCTGTGGATATATGCTGAGGTTTTCCGCCAGTAGTGAATACGATATTCGGTTGAGACTTCTCATTCTTAGCAAGCCAGACAAGCATTCCAAAGCCTTCAGCAATTGTCTCTCTACTAAGTGCGCCATAATCTATAGCCAAAGAGTTCTCTCTGACATAAGGGAATATAGCAAGACCTTGGTCATACCATATCTCAGCCGCCTTCTCTCCCATAATCCATAGCTGTCTATCTAAAACAACAGCAGCCTGAAGGATGTCTGCTTTAGTTTGAAGCGTTTGCTTATCCAGAGGAGGCCATACCAACCCATCATTTGGCGCAGACAAGTGCCAGCTACCAGAATCGTCAGTAGCGATGAAGTAACTATCCTGGAAATCTATGAATACAGGGATAAAGTCAGTAGTAACAGGAGTAAAAATTGAGTTTGCGTAATCATAAATGTAAATCTTATTACCATCTTCGATAGCAACCTGACTGTTGAAGTTTTCAGATATATGAACTGGGCCGCTAGTACTGTCTAGTCGACCAACTCTACGAGTTCCTAAGAAGTTGGTAACTACAAACACACCGCTTCCCATGACAACAATAAGCTCATTAAGCCTTGTTGAAACGAAAATACCGCGTGCTTCGCCACGACCAAAATCTAAAACTTCCTTGTAGCCAGAGAACGGTACAAGAGCGGGTACGCCACTGTCTTGTCCAGTAACCATTAAGTTCATGGTTTCTTCAGTCGTCATCTGCTCATAGCGAGAAAACTTAGTTCCCCCGATGATATCTAATGGTACTGTCTGTTTTTGTTTGTGTTTGAATATAGGCATCTATGGTGTCCATCCTCTGCCAAGGTTGGCTTGGCCATAACCAAAATAGTTATTACGGAACATGCTATCTCTAGTGATAGAAAGATCCGTTCCAACCATTTTATCCAACTGAGCTTCAAGACCTTTATAAGTAGGCTCGAGCTGTGGAGGATAAGAGTTACCAAAGAAGTCACATATTCTTTTTGCTAGGTGATACTTAAGATAAGATACATAAAATCTATCTAGTATAGTGTCTATGTCGTCAAAAAGTTCTAACTGCTGTAAGGCATACTTACCAGTTATCTTCATCTCATATGGCTCATTTGGAATGAAGTACAAGTAAATACGCATTGCGCCAAGCTGACGTTCAGCGTAGTAATGAAATGGTAAATTCTGTAGATCGTCGACACGACCAGCACCGAAGTACCGTTTCTGTGTGTCTCTAACCATTGGGTATCTAACGTCATCAATGTTAAACGTTAGCTCCCTAATGTCCATCAGGCCAGGAATATCATAAATCTCCTGGCCTGGAACAGCATTAAACGTAGCGTGGGTATAATACGGTATAAGCGCAGTGCTCATAGATTTCTCGGCTAAGATATCATTCAACAGATCTAACCCGTCGGATGTCTGTTCAGCTGAAATCGTTTCAAACCCTCTAGCTAATATTCCAGATAGGTAATAAGCCTTAGTTATGAGCTCAAGCGTATTCATATTGTACCCTCAATTGTTTAATGACCTAAAGAGGGTACACAACTCGCATCGCGTATTCGTCAACTAATGTTGAACCCCAAATACAGTCATTAACAAAGCCGC